ATGTCGAGATGGGCATTCGCGATGTCATGCTCACCAAGATGTCGATGTTCGACGATGTCCCTCTGAAGGAAAAGGAGTGGTCCAAGGTGTATGACCGCGCAGTGGCGTCCCGCTCGTCGGGGTGGATGATGTATGGCGCCCGCAAGGATAAAGGTTTGCCCTACATTATCACCAGCCGGGTGACGGTGAATGCAGACGGGTCGCACACGGTAGATACGACGCCCGTTCCAATGACGCCGGATCTCCTGCGCAAGCTGGATACGTTTGAGCGCGACGAGTCTCGGGAGACGCCGATGACGCCCGAGGCGCAGGAAAAGTACGGGAACCTCCCTGAGACAAACCAGGAGAATGTTCGTATTTCTGGGGGGCGGGCGGTAATGCCACGCGTTGGTCGTCCAGTCCAGCGGAAGCTCCCCGGATCGCGGGAGTCGTCCCCGACAGCCTATGTTCCCCGCCCGCTGACACCTGAGGAGAAGCAGTACATTCACGAGCACGTCCAGAACCTCGCGGACTCGCGGTCATCGGAGTACCAGTGCTGGATTGACGTGGGTATCTGTCTCAAGAACATTCATCCGGATCTCTACGATGAATTTGAAGAGTTCAGTCGGCGGTCAGCGATGTTCAATGTGCGCGAGTGCATGTCCAAGTGGAACTCGTTCTCGATGCGGAACACTGGACCACGCCTGCAGGAGGGATCGCTGCGCAAGTGGTCGGCGAGCGACAATATCGAGCGATATACGGAGATTGAGAAGAACAACATTCTCCGGAAGGTGGATGCATCGCACAGCGGAGCCGAGTACGATGTGGCGTCGGTGGTGTATTCCAAGTTCCGCGATCACTACAAGTGCGCAAGCTTCGGGAAGAACGCGTGGTTCAAATACACGGGGCATGTCTGGCAGGAGTCGGACAAGGGTATTCAGCTTCAGCTGGAACTCTCCGTGACGATCTGGAAGCTCTATATTGAGCGCGCAGGGTACTACGGCGGGAAGCTGACGGATGGCAGCCTGCCCGACTGCAACTCCAAGGATGCGCGCGAGTGTATGCGCACGGGATGCCAGACGTGTTACACGGTGGTCATGCAGCAGGATCTCATGAAGGTCGCTGCACAGCTGAAGAAGACTCCGTTCAAGTCCAATGTGATGCGTGAGTGCCAGGAGCTGTTCCTGGACGAGACTTTCATCAAGAAGGTGGATGAGAACCGCAATCTCCTAGCGTGCCAGAACGGCGTGTTCGATATGGAGGCGTTCGAGTTCCGTGACGGCAAGCCCGACGACTGCCTGAGTTTCACGACGCAGCTGGAGTATGAGCCGTCAATGAAGCATACGGATTACAAGGAGTGGCCGGAGATCCAGGATTTCCTGAACAAGATCTTCCCGAATCCCCGGGTGAGGGAGTACATGAACCGGCACATGGCCCGGTGCCTCAACGGGACGGGCAATCAGAAGTTCCACGTCTTGACGGGCGTGGGCTCGAATGGCAAGTCCATGCTTATCTGTCTGATTGAGACGGCTCTGGGGGATTACGCGTGCAAGGTCCCGATCTCGCTGCTGACACAGGGTCGTGGCAAGTCGGGTGCAGCGGCTCCTGAGCTGATTCGTCTGAAGGGTCGGCGGTTCGTGACGATGCAGGAGCCGGATGAGGCGGTTCCCCTGAATACGGGGTTCATGAAGGAGCTGACGTCGTCCGAGAAGATCATTGCTCGCGATCTGTATGCGGGTGCCAAGTCCATGATTGAGTTTGAGCTGCAGTGCAAGCTCCATCTGGCGTGTAACGACAAGCCGAAGATCAACACGAACGATAGCGGTACGTGGCGCCGCATGATGGTGGTGAATTTCCCATCGAAGTTCGTACAGAATCCCGACGGACCCAACCAGCACAAGATGGACATCTCGATTGAGCGCAAGGTGAAGTCGGAGGAGTGGGGTCGATGTTTCCTGGCATATCTCATTCACCTCTACAAGAAGTTCAAGAATGATGATGTAGTTGCGCCTGAGGATATTCAGGTATATACCAATGAATATCGTGAGGAGAGCAATGCAATCATGCGGTTCTTCGCGGATTGCACGTATTCTGTGGAGCCAGCGGAGGACACTCCCAAGGTGTCGAAGAAGATGCTTACGGCAAAGTTCAAGGAATGGTGGGAGACCAATCGCGGAACGCGCGACTGGCGAGTGGAAGAGATGATCAAGGAAGCGCAAACTAAGTGGGGGGCTTACACCCACGGTGGGTGGAAGTGTTTCCAGCTACGGAATGAGACGGAGTAGGCGTAGGAGCCCTACCGGCGACGGGTGCGGCGGCCCGCCTTTTTCCCGTAACGGTGAGCGGCATACGCGGTGGTTCCAGCGAGGAGCGCATCATCAAGCATGCCGACACCTCCCCGGCGAGACCGGCGGGTGCGACGACCAGCCTTCTTCGCATAGCGGTGGGCAGCATAGGCGGCAGTTCCGGCGAGGAGGGCATCATCGACCATGCCAACACCTCCGCGGCGCCCACGACGACGACGACCACCCACAGGGGGCAGAGCCGCAGAAGGAACGGGCGCGGGGGCGGACTCAGATGATCCAAAGGGCCACCACGAGGACTTCTTGGCGGGGGGAGGGGCGGGGGAATTGGCGGGAGGAGGAGCGTTCATGATTACTTATATCCGACATTAAATAATGGATACCCGCTTTTGGGGGCCGTCAGGATGGCAATTGCTCCACCTGGTCGTTCATACATCTGAAACCCCCATCCCATTTTTACGCGCGATGAAAGATGCCCTTCCTTGCCGTTTTTGCCGCGAGAGTACGTGCGAGTTTATGAAGAAGGATCCTCCGCACGGAGATCCCGAGAAATGGCTCTACGACTTCCACAACAAGGTGAATGCAAAGCTGCGGGGACAGTGCGAGACGGACAAGCGCGTGATTTGTCCGCCACCCGATCCCGAGTTCGCGGACGTCAAGGCGCACTACGAGATCCTGTCCAAGGAAGCTCCTAGCGCTCCCCCGGGCATGGACTTCCTCTTCTGTATTGCGTTCAATTACGCCCCTGACCGCTACGAGATATACCAGGAGTTTTTCGGAACGCTGGGTGATGTGTATCCTTATGCCCCTCTTCGTAAGATATACCGCGAACATCTGAAACATCTGTCCATGGAATCGCAGCGTGACATTGTTCGGTGGATGTACAGCTTGATGAAAGAGTTGTGCGCCGCCACTGGATCGGAGAGACTTCTCCCATCGATCAAGGGGGTGTATCGGCGTTACGGATATGTCAAGAGTTCGTGCAATCGTGGAAAAACCTGCCGCAACGGCAAGCGGCAGCGCGACCATCGCAAGACGTTCAAGGTGACGCATGCTCGCCTACTTCATTGACCCTGACGAGGAGTCACAATACCATCAAAGCTCCAAGCATAATAATGGCTCTTGTATCCCTTGTTCACAACAAGCTCCCCGATCTCTTCGTATCGTCCATCTTCAAACATCATTTCTACATCGTCTGCCGTCTCCCACCCTTTCTCCCGAATGAGGTGGCTCATCTGATGCCAAATATTATGGAGTGACGCATCCTCAATGACCTTGCGTGTATGATTGACCAAGATATAGCGCCAGCCCATCTTATTTATCTTAGTTCTTACACGTCTTTCTAAACCAGGCGCGAGCTTTAGCGGTCTTCTTGGCTTTATCGACAAGATCGGCGTCGGTGGTATAATGTGTCTTGCCGCACGTCAGCATACTGGCGGCACGAGCATACCCCCACTGCTGCTGCGTCGCCCCTGGACGATGCCCTGTGCGCCACGCCGCCATTCCGCGATTGTAGGATGCCCGGACAATGGGGAGCGGGACGCCGGTGGCTCGAGAGTACGCCTGGAGGCCGTGGGCGTCGGGGAAGGTCTTCTTCCATTCGCGAACATACTTGGAGGTACGTGTTTTGACCCCCTGATCCGTCTTGAATGGAACGTATGCCCTAGGGTCTTTCCACGACATCTTACGACGGCGAGTCGCGGTGCTTTTTCGCTGTTTGTTCTGTTTTCGCGTGAGTCCGCTGAAATACCGCGCAGGCCAGTACATTATCCAGTAGCGGATAGGAACTTTTCAAGCGCGCTCTTGCAAGCATTCTGTTCTGCCTGTTTCTTGGTCGAGGCATTTCCCATCGCCAGAATCTCGCCGTTAGGCTTGCACACTGCCATGGTAAAACCTGCTGCTCCGTCAGGGATCATCTTGTAGATTGGTGTGTATTGGTGGTTCTGCTGGCAGTACTTCTGCATGCGATCTTTGTAGTTATCATCCTCGCGCAAGAGCGTGGGAATATCCAGATGCGTCTCCACCAGATTCACGACAAACTCATTCACGACCTCAAACTTGAACCCTGAATCAATCCAGAGAGCCGCAATAAAGGCTTCTAGAACATCCCCTAGCTTCTCAATGTTCTGTCGCCCGTGCTCGGACTTCATCTCTTCGACATGCTTGGAAATCACAAAGAACTTGTCCAGCCGAAGCTTGTCCCGCGCCAGAGCTCCCAGCGTCTTGTTGCGCACAATGAGTTTGCGCGTATTGGTGAGGAAGCCAGGGGACTCACCGGGATAGCGCTCGCACAGGTAATTCGCCACCGATGCACCCAGCAGGGCATCACCGCGAAACTCTAGTTGCTCATACGACTCGTCCTGGAGATCCATGACCCCGGGAGGACAAGGAGCCAAGACAGCAGGTTCGCCTGTCAATGTCGTATAAGACTCGCGACGCACATACGTCGTGTGAATCATCGCCTTCTGGAAGATCCCAATATCCTTTACCCGGTAACCCTGAATACAGAGGATGTGTTGGACATCGTCTGGAGTCAGAGGAGTATTCTTGGGATTGTACGGGCTGTAAAACTCGGTCGTCATGGCTCTTATATATAGAAGACGCGGTACTTTAAAATGCCTTACATATTATTCTCTTTTGTAAAGTCAATAACACTGTCGAAACTCACGGTCAGCCTCCGCACCTTGCGGTGCCGCCTCAGCCTCTGGAACTCTGCTCTGCCGAACATCCGTCCGCACTATGCCGTGAAGTGTAATAACATGGCACCTATCCTTGCAGAGTTGCAGAGGGGCGGTGTAGGGTTTGATTGTGCCTCAGTCGATGAAATCAACCGGGTGAAACAGGTTGGTGCGACGGCTGCCGATATCATCTACGCCAACCCCTGCAAGTCTCGAAACGAACTCTTCCGCATCCGTAAAGACGCTATTCCCTACATGACTTTCGACAGTCTCCCCGAACTCATGAAAATAACAGATGAAGCACCAAAAACTAAACCTATTCTTCGTATTTTTGTAGATGACAAGGGCGATGCCCGAATCCCCCTCAACAAGAAGTTCGGGTTCCGTCTAGAAGATATTGAAGAACTTATCTATCACGAACCCCGTTTTCATATTTATGGTCTTGCATTCCACGTCGGCAGCGATTGCACGTCGGTGCGCGCCTACCAATCTGCCTTTGATACCGTAAAGCAGTACATCGATATCTTCAAGGCTCATAAGCAGGTCTTTACCCCTGAGCTCCTGGATATTGGCGGAGGATTCTCGGGCAGCTCGGAGCACAACTCCTTCTTCCGCGACGATCTTGCGCCAGTGATCCGTGATCAGGTAGAATCCCTACCCTTCAAAAAGACCATCTCTGAGCCGGGCAGGTTCTTCGCATCCGAGACTTGTACTCTACGGGTTCCGGTGATTGGAAAGAAGAGAGGAAGTATTACTATCGATGAATCAGTGTATGGTATTTTCTCAGGTGTGCTCTTTGACGGGTTCAAGCCCACGTTTCGGTGTATCACGCGCAAGCCTTACACATCCTATGAGAAATTTACGATATTTGGACGCACATGTGATTCGGCCGACGTCATTGCAAAAGATGTGTGGCTGCCGAAAGAGATCGACGATACAGACATCCTTGAAGTAGAGAATATTGGAGCATACTCGTGGGTCAGTGCCTCCGAGTTCAACGGGTTTCAGCTACCTGAGATTAATGTTTCCGAGAGCGCTTGCCCCCACGCTTCTTCGTGAAGTACGAGTACAGACCCAGAGCCGTACCGCTGAGGAGCAGATCGCCCAGCATCGAGCCTCCGCGGTGCTTACGACGACGAGCGCCCGTCTTACCCGCAGACGAAGCATCGGATAGAGGCATCGGCGACAGCTGACCTCCCTTCTTCGCCTTGCGGGTGCGGCGTCCGCCCGAGCAGCCACATCCCTGTCCTCCAGTATATTTTGCGGGGGGTGTCATCTTTTCCATGGTGTGTTTGTCTATCACCGCGTTAATTTTTGGATAACGTAGCGATGATGAATCAACTCTTCATCGTCGAGGTCTGGGATATCCCTGTACTTTGGCTGAATCCAACGCGCAAAGGCATCAAACGACAGCGATGCGCACATTTCTTCCGCAGAGGTCAATTTCTGCCCAATAGAATACCCATCCCGTTCCCAGCGACTCCAGTACCGCTGAATGACTGGCAACAGAATCTCTTCAACAGCAGCCGGATATCTATCCGTCTGCTCATGAACGATGATATCGCAAAGAGGACACATGGTAGCAAAAAACTGACATCCAGTCTTGATATGACTTAACCGTTCGTGAAAGTCGCGAAACTCCTTGACAATCTTATCGTGAGTGCGAGTGCTCATAGATCCTGTCACAGAACTGCCGATAGAAGAGTGGTTTGTACTTCTTAAAGTCTGGGCGCAGTAAGTTCTTTTCAGCAAGGACCTGCTCAATCTCTAGAAAAAGAGACTTCACCTCGTCCTCATGCAACTGCCCATCCCGCGTCTCGGTATTCAACCACTTAAGGACTTCCCGCTCCGTCGTCATTGTTGTCTAGAGGCATCATCCGCGTAAAGGCGAACTCTTTCGCAACCATGTCCTTCTTCTTGCGATCCACAATAAACTTGTAGCATCCATCTGCGTTGGGACCTGCATGGGTCTTGAAGTACTCATCGATGTGTCCCTGCAGCTCGCGGGCACCCATGGACCAAGGCTTGTTCCACGTCTCGGGACGCTGGATGCGGATATAGGAACCATCGTCGGCAATCTCCAGCTTGTAGATATGTGCAAAGTTCTGCCGACGAAGGATATCGCTCATCTCATTTTCGACAAACTTCTTGTTCTCGCGGAGCTTATGAATCTCCTTGTTGATCTCCTTCAGCTTGTCGTCGATGGCACGGTAGTTGCGGACAGCCTTCACGAGGTCGCGCTGATCAATGCTCATTCTGGTGTATGATACCTCTCCTCCCCTGAAAAAGAAAGATCCGTTTTGAACAACAGATGGACCCGCGGGAAGTCGATAAACTGCGGATAGCGTACAACAAGGAACATCCTCACGAGCCTCCTATCAAAAAGACCGAAACTGCGTGGAAGGAAATTACGAGTCGTCTAAAGAGCGTGTGTGACGCAGGAACTCCCGAATGTGTGGTTCATGCACTGGTAAAACGCCCCGCTGCTCCCAACTCGTGGAAAGTGAATAGTGAAGAATGG